ACACCAGTCGTTGACTGAATAAACAATGGATATTGACAGCGAGCAGCATTGACATGAAATACAAAATTACGCCCTGCGTGTGCATCATTTAATTGAGCTCCGTTGACTGTAATTTCAGCTTGACCCGTTGCGGCTGCGGTTACACAGTCTTGCGCTGCGACGTTGATAATCGCACTTTCATAGCGTCGTTTTACAATGACGCCGACATTACATTTATAACAATTCACATCAACAAATAGTGCTGTACCCGTTTTTCCATCTTGCTTGCGAGTGATATACACGCCAGCATCTACAGCACCTTGTAAATGATGGATTTTAAGCCAAAGGTTTTGTACACCTGATGAGCCAAAAAGTGTATCTGAACCTGCTGTCGTCCAATCTTCGCCAGCGTAAATTTGGTTAATTTCAATCGTCGCACCCTTGCAATTACCTGCATTAAAAGCCCAACCATCATTGGCTTGTCCTGCTGATGAATGAGGTACGTTTTTCACATCGAAGTGACCGCCTTTCCACGTGAAATACACGTCCTGAGCTTCACTAGACCCTGTGCTAAAAAATGAAGTTGTAGGAAAGTTAGCAGAAGCTACCCATTTCGCATCGCCGCATTCGATATTTACAGTTGCACTTAAACGGCTATAAAGTTGCTTGTTAATGACATAAACACCGTTGTTCGCAAAACCTTTCCCGCCGTATTTACATAGCGTTCGATACCATTCATTGCACGCTAACCAATCGATCGAGTCGCTTGCCAACAGTTCGGGCACAACGTCACCAAACTCTGAAGTAAATGTCAGCGGATATGCTGCTTTAATATCTTGTAGTGAATTAAAGCGTCCGCTATCTAACCATTCTTGTACTGTGTGATATGTTCCATCACCGATCCCACCAAAATCTTTGATTGACAGTGATTCGTTGACTTTTTCTTTTAGTTTTCGGCTATTCGTTAGTCCTGTTTGCGTTAGTGCTGTAACTGACGCAACGGTTGCAAGTACAATATCGGGATCAATAATGACATTAAAATCGGCAATATTGTCGATCTGTAGAATCATGCGAAATGTCATGATTCGTGCAGTACCTTCGCTGGATAACGGCTTATATGTCGTCGGGTAGTTTGAATAAGCAACTAAGACATCGCCCGCATATAGACCAAGCTCACGAATTGTAAATCCGCCGACAGCACTCGAAATGATCGTTTCAGCTTTGAGCCAATTTTTATTATCGTCATCTGCGCTAAGGCTGTTCAGCGGTGCTT